CTGCGAGTAATCGTAGTAGTCGCCGCAGAAAGCGATCGCGGATAGGCGCGCTTCGGTCACTCCGGTCGGTAAGAACCGGAACGACCGATGGATCAGTCCGTCCCGGGGCGTCTCCTGCCCGAGAGCGGAGACAAACGCCTCGAACACGTATGCCGAGTGGTCCGGGAAGATCAGAGCATATTCCGCGGACTCCCCCGATTCGTAGCGGTCGAGCAATCGGACCGCCGGTTCGTCGTTCTCCCGGTAGTTCAGGCGGACAGTGACCGGGGCGTCCCGTTTCAGGCCGACCCGGTGCGTCCGGCGTTCCCGCGGTCCGTGCGTCGTGGTCTCGATCTCGGTGCGTTCGAGGTCGAGCCGGCCGATCGCGGAGACCGGGGCGATGGTGACGCCGGCGGTCACGTCGTAGAAGATGGAGCCTTTACCAATCATGGAGTGTGCCACCTCGATAGGTCATAGTAGGCGCCGCACAGGCCGATGACCGGTGCCGCCCGCTCGCGTATCGTGGCGAAGTTCAGGCTGAACTCGTGCGTCTCCCCCTGGCTCGTGGCGGCTTTCCCGAGGTAGGCCGGATCACTCATCGCCGTGACGGAGAGGTAGCGGGTGCCGTTGATCGGCCAGTTCGCGAGCCCGTCGAATGCGTCCCGGATCTGGTCGGCCTTGTCGCGGGCGAGTAGGTAGGCCGGGTTGCGGACGAGGATCTGCACCGAGGGGTGGTCGATCACCTCGCCCGGCCCGTAGTCGTGATACGGAGCCGGACCGCCGGTCTCGACGACGGTGATCGCGGCCGCCCGGTCCGGGACTCCCCCGAGCCACAGGCTGATGCCAGGTGTGCCAATCCCGAGCTCGGTCAGGTACTGCACGAAGTCGTCGCCGACGCTCACGGTTTCACCTGCCCGAGGAGTTTCTGGAGATACTTCGCGTATTCTCCGGAGAGGTGATTTACGGCGTTCTCCAAGAACTTCGCCTCGCCGACCGGGTGGTGGACGTTCGTGCGTTCGTGGACCGGGACGGCATATGCCTTCCCCTTCTCCCAGGTTGCGCCGAACTTCTCGTAGCCGACCACCTGCACGTAGGTGTCGCCGTCCCGGAGCGGCCCCTCGTTGAAGACCCGGGACCGGAGTTCCCCGGTCTCGACGGGGCACCGGCGGGTGGACTCGCCTTCCACCCGGCCGCCGAACTTCCGCATACCGTCCGCGACCGCGTCCGTCATCCGGTCCTTATAGACCTCCAGGTTCGCGATCAGCGTCTGGTCGCCGTTGACATACGCCACCTTCACGCTTGGTCTGGCCATGATCTTAACTCCGGCTGTAGACCGTCTCGATGCCGCCGATCTCCTCCCCGGTCTCCGGGTCAGTCGCAATCACGATATCTGCGATCTTGACCCGCCGGATCTCCTCGTTCCCGTTGAGGAATACGTATTCGTCGTTCTGTACCAGGAGGCGGTCGGCGTCGATCTCCTCGGCCCCGACGGCCGTGTGGACTCTCATAATCTGTTTCCCCGTCATTCAGTCACCTGCATCAGATCCTTCGCCAGGTCGTACGATTTCTGCCAGATTTTCAGACGCTCGTGCTGTTGTACCATGTAGATCGCCAGATTTCCAGATCAACAGACTCCGCGGAAGCCGAGGCTGCGGTCCGCGTCGGACGGGGCGCTGTCCACGCGCAGACAGAACAACCCCGCATTCGCGGCGTCGGGCCAATACCCGCCCCGCTTCGCGGCACGCTGACCGGTTGCCTGCCAGTAGTAATCATTGTCATACTCTGCTCTTGCAGAGCCGACTGTTGCCGGGGAGAACGCGTCTGCCGCAAGGGACCGGTTGCCGTCCTTTGCGGGGGCGTAGAGTGTCGTGATGTTGCCGTTTGCGGTCGGCAGCACGAGACCCGCGCCCGGATACTCGGCGTCGATCTTGTGGTCCGCTGTGGTCCCGATGAGCATGTCGACCCACTCCCAGGCGTTCCCGACGAGGTCGTAGACCCCCGACTCCTTGCCGTTGAGGCTCCATGAGGTCGGCCCCGTGCCCGCGAGACACCGGGAGATCGCGTTGCCGTCATATCCAGGGCGCACCGGGTCCGGCCGCCCCTCGTAGATCGCGTTCCGCGGGTCGGCAGCGTCCTTACCCCAGTTCGTGTTGCCTTTCGGGTAGCCGAGGCCGTACTGATACCGATACTTCATCGCCCATGCCGCCAGGCTGAACCACTCGTACTGGCCAGGGATAAAGTGCTGCACGATCTCGTAGGTGTCCGCGGCCGTGATGTTTGCCGGGAGTGCCGGGTAGATCTCGACGAGTTTCGCGGCGTCTGCGTCCGCGTTCGTGTCGCCGCCGGTCCGGACGAC